GCTGCAGGTATTCTTGAGACAATATACTCTCTACTTTCTATTCATCATAACGTAATACCTCACACACAAAACTGCGTCAATACTGAATTTGAGAGAGTAGTTACAAAACCAATACAAACCAATATTGATTTTGTTTTAAATAATTCTTTTGGATTTGGTGGCAAATGTGCGTCATTGGTAATTAGTTCATGATAGAAATATTTGATTTAAAAGAAACAAGCTTCTTAAAAGACTACCAAAACTTTTTTGCTCGAAACGACGCTGGTGTTACAGACGAAAAACATCCAGTTAAAAAACATGTGCATAATTCTTATATAGAAAATGCTGGCATTTCTCTTAGTTTTATGGGTCATTATAAGCACATATACCATGATTGGATTCGTTTACACAATTTTAGATTTATGTTTAAGCTAGAGCCAGATAAACCAACTATGTGGCCACATATAGATTTCGAACCAGAAGACTGCCCCTCGCTGCGCTCGCGAGTAAAACGTATATTAGTATACGCTAACGAAGTCTGGGATGATACATGGGGAGGCGGTACATATTTCTCTCCATTCGATATGTATGAATGTACACACCGTTTTACTCCACGTACGAGTAAAAAAACTTTTATTGAGAATGCTCAACGTGTAGTCAATAAACCAGGTAGAGCAGTTGTATTTGATGTTGATGAATATCATTTACCTCAAGAATTTACTGGCAATACACATCCACGTTTCATATACGGAGGATTATTAGTAAGGCCAGATTCAGAAGAACTTCTTGATCTATTAGAAGTACCGAATGTAAAAACAGGTAGACCAGTAATTGGTCTGAAAAAAAATTAAAAAAAATAAAAATAACTGTTTACATTCTCCTCAAATTGTGGTAGAATAGATCCTAGCTATAGATCAGGAGAAACTTATGACAATGCACCTAGTTCGTGGTATGACAACCATAAACACTCGTAAACGTAAATCACCTAAAAAGACTGCGTCTATCGTCGAAGAAGAACGCAAGCTTCAAAAGTTATTAGATCGCGTTGGCTACCAAAAAGGTTCTACATATCGTGCACAAATGCCAAGTTACAAGACCGAACGTATTGCACCAACATCTGACATGGTTGGCAATGGTTTCAAGCGAGTAGCTAATCAGTATACTGGCAACGAGCTAGCTGGTATTGGTACATTGCATAAATCAAATATGGTACCTATTCGTAAAGATAGTAATGCTGCTAAAGAAATTGCAACCATGAGGAGAGGATAATGGCAATTCGTAAAAAGAAAAAGGCACCAGTTCGTCGTCGTACTGGTATAGTTGGTGCACCAATCGATAAAGGTTTCGATTCAGTGCAAGCATATTTTCAAACAGAAGTATCAAATGCAGACTGTTCGAAAGTTATGAAAGCGTACGTACGAGAAAAGCATAAAGGTTCAGTGAATAAAGACTATATCCTTGCTTGTCCAGAATATAAATTTTATGGTGCACCTTATCAAGCTGCAACAGCATTTTGGTTAACACATGCACCTAAATCAAAAGATACAGATAGATCACGATCTTACGCAGATCATCTTCATAAGTATTTGTCAGAACTCATAGCTATGGGTAAAGACTTGTATCTCGAAAAACAAATGAAACAGAGAGATTCAGATGCACGACCATCTATATCTCCAATGCAAAGATTACAAAATAAGATATCAAATACGATCATACAGGATATCTTAGAGTTAGAAGATAAATGGATCTTAGACGAGCATGATGCATCGTTAGATCTTTATCAAGAGTTTAAGCGGCATGGACTACCAGCGTCAGCGACAAAGGTAGTACGTGAATACATTGAGGGTCTATATGATGACTACAATGCCGCTTATACGAAGAGCGATCCAGACGCAGTTGAAGGTTACTCACACCTGACCAAACCTCAACTTCGTAAGAGAGTAAATGCATGTGAGTCAATGCTTTCAGATCTCGATCGTCTTCAGTCTGCTGCTAAAGCGACGCGTAAAAGTAGAACTAAGCAGCCTAAGGCAGCAGACAAACAAGTCACTAAAGTCAACTATAAGAAAGAGGACACAGAGTTCAAGATCGTTTCTATAGCTCCTCTCCAGATCGTTGGCTCTCGCCGCCTCTTTACCTTCAATACGAAGACAAGGATGTTGACAGAATATGTGACTAGTTCGGTATCAGGCTTCGAAGTATCTGGCTCAACGCTAAAAAATATTGATACAACTGTGAGTCGTTGTACTAGACTTCGAAAGCCTGATATCTTCATTCCTATCGTGCAAAAGAAAACACATTTGCAAATTGATAAAGAATGGAAACAATTAACAACAAAAACGGCTGTGCCAAATGGTCGTATCAATAAAGACACTATCTTATTAAGGGTGATGGATAAATGACCGTACAAGGCCAATTTTTAAATAAATCAAAATTCTCAAAACTAATTGAGAGTACAGTTGGAGAAAAATCAATTAGTTACATGGAAGCAATATTATATCTTTGTGAAAAGAATGATATTGAACCTGAGGATGTAAAGAAGTTTGTGACTCCTGTAATTAAGGACAAACTTGAGGCCGAAGCTATGGCTCTTAACTTCTTGCCAAAAACAAGTTCTATTGACTCATCACTTTTCGAATAAGATGGGTATATATAGGTATACATTACAGCCAATATATGGTATAATACAGCAATATTTCAGCAATACGGAGATAATATAAATGTCATTCGAAAACTTAAAACGCAATCGCGACCAAATTTCCAAACTCGTTCAAGCAGCAGAAGCAGCTGGTGGTGGTACATCAGGTGAAAAGAAGAACTACGACGATGAACGCATTTGGAAACCAACGGTAGACAAAGCAGGTAACGGCTATGCAGTCTTACGATTCCTTCCAGCAGCAGAAGGACAAGAACTACCATGGGCACGATACTGGGACCATGGATTCAAAGGACCTACAGGTCTATGGTATATCGAAAACAGCCTTACTTCTATTGGTCAACCTGATCCAGTTGGTGAACTCAACTCACGACTCTGGAACTCAGGACATGATGAAGATAAAGAGAAAGCACGAACACAAAAGCGTAGACTTCACTATGTAGTCAATGCTCTTGTCGTAAGTGATCCATCTGCACCACACAACGAAGGTCGTGTTGTTCTTTATAAGTTTGGTAAGAAGATCTTTGACAAGATCATGGATGTGATGCAGCCACAGTTTGCTGACGAAACACCTGTTAATCCATTTGATTTCTGGGACGGTGCAGATTTCAAATTGAAGATTCGTCAAGTAGAAGGCTATCGTAACTATGATAAGTCAGAGTTCGCAACACCTACACCGCTATACGAAGCAGACGAAACAAAGCTCGAAGAAACGTATGGCAAGTTGCATAACTTATCTGAGTTTACAGATCCAAAGAACTATAAGACTTATGATGAGTTGAAAGCAAAGTTAGCACGAGTTCTCGGAGAAGAAGCTGTCGGAGCTGGTGCTCCAACAATGGCACAAGAATCAATGGTGAATACACCTGAACCAGCACCTGAATATAAGGTAGCTGAGCCAATGACAGCAGAAAATATGTCGACGTCAGATGATGACGATACGATGTCTTACTTCTCTCGCTTAGCCGCTGAAGACTAAGCTCTCGAGAAAATAGGAGGTTCGGTGGCGGACAATGATCCGCCGCCGAATACACCTACTTCAGAATTACCTGCTGATATATTCGTATCACCACCAATCACCACACCTCCACCACCATAAGCAGTCGAAGGATTCATCGTCTGCGTTGCAATATCGTTTCCTGTTTGAGGCGTTATCTTCGTCGCACTCATATTCATGATTGGATCTACGTATCCAGTAGAAGGATTTTGACCACTGCCTTCAACAGAAGTTGAGGGTGTTGGTGCACCGACTCCGTTTAAGAGATCATTTACCCAACCAAATCCAAAACCAAATGAATCTACCTTTTGGCCAAGTAAGAACTGTGCTAAGCCTTTACCTACTGCTTCAGCTCCAAGATATCCAATTATACCGCCAAGTCCACCACCTATGAGTGTACCAGGGCCTGGGAAGACACTACCTAATGC